CTCTTGGTTGTCAATCTGGTCTTGTATATTCTTTCTTTGCTTTCTAATTACATCGCCATCAACTGCGTCTTTGAATACAGCAAGCCTTTGTTCTAATTTTTGCTTTTCTACAATTAGCTTTGTTTGAGCTGCAAGTTCTACCTTTATACTTTCATCTACTTGCTTTCTTGTACCTTTTATAGTTTCAAGTCTGTCAGCCTCTGCTTGGCTTAATTGACCCGTTGCAATTAATGTTCTGGTAGCTGAATCAAGTTGTGCATTCCTTAATTCTTCAATTGCTTTCTTTGAATTTTCAGCAGCGGCCTTAGATAACTCCAAGCTGCGATTAAGTGATGCCTGATTTGCTGCGGCATCTTGTAACTTGGTTACAAGCAAAGCAACGCCAGTGATGAACAAACCAATCCCAGTCGCAGCCAATGCCACTCTGAATGCACTTATCGCTCCGGTGCTGATGGCAGTGGCAACAGCAACAGCCTTTTGGCCTGCCGCATATAGCGCAAGCTTGAGCGGCCCTTGCCCAGTGATTTGATTCGCAAGCTCATTCACGCCGTTAGCGATGGCAGTCACTGCCGTAGTCTTCGCGATCACCTCCTGAAGCTCCTTGCCCTCCGAACCGAACAAAGCCGCCGCACCTTGCGCCACCTCGAAGCCTGATGCCAGCGCTTGCGTTGCGCCTACCGCCGCATCGAACTTGAACGTGTCAGATGCCAGCACACGCACTCGCTCGCGGGTATCTCCGATTTGGTCTTCGAGCTTTGCCGCTGCGAATAATAACTTATTGAACTCTTCGCTGTTATCCTTGCCTTGCTCTTCGAGTAACGCGAGCTCTTGCTTCAGTCCACGCAACTGCCCTGTCAATGTCTTTTGCTTTTCCTCGGTCTGTCCGAAGGTGCGATTCAATTCCGCTTGCTCCTGATTGACTTGGCTTATCTGACTCTTCAGCGCAGCCTGTGCTTTGATGTTATCCTGATAAGACTTGGTGAGTTTATTGCCCGAGCCGACAAGTAGTATCTGCTCCTTCTGCAACTCCTTGAGGTTGGCCGTTAGCTTATCCGATTCTTTGTTGAGCTGATCGAGTGCGGCCTTTACTTGAGTGCCACCAAAGGCAGCGGCGGCGGCAGCGCCTATCTTCTTGTATTCATCGCCGACCTCCTTCGTTGTTTCCTTGGTGTCGGTAACAATCGCATCATTGGCCTTGATTACTTCATTGACCGTTGCCTTGAGGCTGGATGCTTCGGCTTCGTAAATTATCTCAACCTTTGCTGCTGCCATTTTTTTGCTGCTTTATGAACAGCTCAAATTTAAGCAAATAAGTTGAAACATCGGAAGCCATAAGAGTATTGAACTCAACGATGTTGCCAGCGCACAAATCCATCACTTGAGCCCTTAGGTCATCGACTACTTTTTTCGCCCGGTATCGAGGTGAGTATTGAGATGCTTGAGCGCTTGTGTCAGCTTTCGCTGTTCCTCCACGTTGTACTCCCACAATATCTGAAAGTCTTGTGGAGACATAGTTAACAATGGCATCAGCGGAGCGATATCCAAGCGAGTAAAAAAATCATGCGAAGCCTCCTTGCACATCGCTTCGAATAACTCAAGTTTCTTTTGGTGGATAGTCGGGTCGATAACGCCGGGGTCTTCATCGTCACGTACCACCCATGTCGCAGCAAGGTTAAGCAATAGGTCTCGATGGATGACTGTATCTTGCCGCTCGCGTATAACGTGGATATACCCAGCCACTACGGCTGCATTCTTTGGGTTGCTCAAGCCAGCACTCAATGCTTTCTCCATGCCGCTAAGTATGCGGTCCATCTCGCTGCCGGATAGCCCCGAGCTGATGCGCTCCATCAGTGACATGCTCATGGAGAACCTCTCGAGCGGTAGGTTGAGTTCCTTCGGGAATCGATAGTAGGTATGCCCTTCGTGTTTGAATAACTCAACCATCGGGCGCAATGGCTTCTGCTTCTTACTGCGAGTAAATGTTGATCGCAGTCGCTCGCCTAATCTTTTGAATAATCTCATCCAGTGTGTTCTTAGTGGTAATCTCTTTATCGTTGCTCATTAGCGTTATGAATGTCCGCTCTGCGTGCTCATCCTCATACACCACGCTGATGTCGCTTGTATTAACAATCAGGTCAAGCCATCGCTCATCCTTGTCGAGCAGCTCGTCTACTTCATCCTTGTGCTGTAATGCGCTAACTAAGATGAAGCCGGTCATCATGTCACCAACGTAACAGCGGGCAGGTTTCATCAGGCACTCTGGTCTTAGCAGGGAGGAAGCATCCGCATTCGCGGCAAGTGTCAGTTAGCTTAATGCGGTAGGGGCATGTCTTGCAAATCTCCATGCGCGGCTTCGATACCTCGCGGCTCTCCTTCGTGTCGAACGCCCACAGCGCCCAGCCGTGTGCGATGCTCTTGAGTTTCTTTAGCATTCTAAGCATTCGAGTAGATTTACAAAAGCGGGTTCCTCAGTCACGATGTCCTTATTCACTACGCTGAAGCTGATGCAGTCATACTCAACTTCGCAGATGGTAAACTTTGCACAGCCATCAAGTCTTATCGTGTAGCCTTGCAGCGCATCAATCTTTGCGCCCTCGATCATAAGTGTGCCATCCAGTTCGGATGTTGCAATGAAGGTCTGCATACGCTTGGTCGCGTTGTGCGTTAGCGTTATCGTGTAGCTTTCTTCCGGTGTTACATAGCCGAACTGAATGCCGCCATTGCAAGCCGCAACGCTGATGCCGGAATCAAAGCAAGGTGAACATACGCTCATAAGTATCGCTTTAGTATTGCGTTCACAAAGTAACGAAAACAATCCAAGAAGTCAGCACGCTCGGCAATGTTTTTTCGATTGGTCTTTATGATGGACCCATTCGCATCGCATTGCACTTGCTTCGCATCGAATACGAATCCCTTGCACCGCTTTGAGTTCACACGGATGTCGAGCTTGCGCAGCGCAGCGTTGCAATCGATGCGGCTGTTGTAGTGCGTTGGGTTTGCCGGAATCAGGAACTGGCTGTCGCTCATGCCGAGCCGCCGCTTAATCATGGTGTATGCGCTTGAGTTGTCACGCTGTTGAACCGTGCCACCCTTGCCCATCGCATCGCCTGTGATGCGTATCAGCCCCATTGGCATGCCAAGCGCAAGCACAGCATCGCAGAAAGCATCCACGCTGCCCTTCTCAATCTTTATCTCATCCACTACCACCGCGCCTCTGCCAACGTGCTGAAGCACCAAGGCGCACAGCGGGTTTATGTTAAAGTCAACGCTGATGTGAACTGGCATGTTTCGGTTCAGCTGCACGCTGTCATCGATGTGCTTCGCATCGTCCCACTCATAGAGGAACGGATTCGCCACATCGTCCATCACATCCCAATCGCCCTCAACGAATCGGGCGTACTGCACAGGCGGGAGCTCCTTCAGGCTCTCGAGGTACTCGGCGGGTATGTGCGGGTTATCGGTAATCTTGCTCGGGATGAATGTCCAGCGCTCGGGCAACGTGCCCTCCTTATACCGCTCGTAGATGATTGACTTCACCCAGTTGTTCGCCGGGTTGCAAGTTGCCAGGCACACGATCGGCGGCTGGCCTATTGCCTTGTTCCAACTGCCGATGCGTTCCTGAACTTTGTAGAACGTTTGTTCTTGCAACTCATTCACTTCATCCAAGCCCGCGCCATTCACCTCGAGCCCCTTGAATCGGTTGAGGTCTTTGTCATCGTCAAAGCTCTCAGCCATGAACAGCAACTCACTGCCGTTGATAAATGTCACCACTTGCGTGTCGCGGTTCCAACTCTCCACGTACTGGTTAACGCCATCTTCAAGAATCGAGTTGAATGATGGAAAGGTTGTGCGCTTCAGGTCGGGCAGGCTGCGGCGAATAATCACCCAACGGCTGCGTGGGTATTGCAGCGCGAGGTAGCTCAAGGTTAGCAACAGCCAATACGTTTTACCGCCACGAATTGCCCCACCGAATACGATGACACGGTATTGCCCTGACTCAATTGCCTCGAATGCTGTTGTCTGCCTGCCAGTGAGTTCGAAGTTCATTATTCTTCCTCATCATTCGGGTCGGGCATGCAGTCGATAATGTGGCGAAGCACAATGAACAAGCAGTACGCAAGCCCAACCATGAACAGGGTGAACAGCACTCCGATGCCGATCGATTTAAGCATTGCCATCCTCTTTCGTCTTGATGATCACAAGCGGCTCGGTAGTCTTGAGCGTGGTCTCATTTGTCTGCTTAGGCTTGCCATAAGCGCGGTCGAGCAGCAACTCAGCGGCGCGGGTATCGCCCTTCGCAGCACGTGCGCGTATTGCTTTCAATATCGCTTCAGCCGCCGTAACGCCATCCTTCTCTTCGCCCAATACATCAGCGAGCAATACGTGAAGCTCCGGCAACTTACGAGGTCTGCCGTTCGGGTTTAGTGTTTCTCCCTTCTTCATTTTTCTGCCATCATGCGGGAATGCCATGTGTCTGTATTTCGTCTGTTTTATATGGCTGACCATTGCGCTTTATCGTAAGTGTCGGGTCAAGTTTAATCATGCGGTCCACAATAACTTGGCAATACTTTGGGTCAAGTTCCATTCCGTAGCACTTGCGTTTAAGTTGGTGTGATGCTACCATAGTTGAACCACTACCAAGAAACATATCTAAAACTAATCCATCATCTGGGCAACTTGATTTAATTGCTCTTTCACATAATGGTATTGGTTTAGGTGTTGAATGTTTACCTTCCGTTCCATCTCTCCTATGCCTTGCAAATTCCCAAACATTTGTCATCATATCGTGTGTATTGTCAAAGTATGCCCGTGTTGAATACCATTCTTTTTTAATTTCCTCATATTCTTTTTTAATTTCCTCATATTCTTTTTTAATTTCCTCATATTCTTTCACAAATGCTTTTCCATTTGAAGCATCTTTTATTGTGTTGTAATGTTCTTTTGTAGGGAATGCCCATTGGCTTTTACTCCAATAATGAGTATGGGTTGTTGCGGTTAATTTTGTTAATTGTTCATTTGTTAATCCGCTTTTTTCTTTTTCTTTAATTAACCAATTTCTTATTGGTTCAAATCCTTCAAAATAATTATCTGAATTATTATTAAATCCTTGAACCCCTAACATAACAAATAAACACTTTTCATCACCTGGGAAAAAACTTCTTTGTATTGCTTGACCTACTCCCGTACCCCCACCACTTCCAAATCCACCTTTATTCCATGTTATCAAGTTCCTAAATGTTGCCTTCTGTTCTTTAATATATGGTTTCAAAATACCGCTATAAATATCCATAAGCGGTTCGTCAATACCCCAACAATACCAGCTCCCGTTTTCTTTCAGGTGCATAAATTGTAAAGCAATCCATTCCCTGTTAAAATCTAACAAATCATCATAGTTGAGATTGTCATTTAATACCCCATCTTTTTCTTTTTTCATTCCATAAGGAGGGTCGTTGTGTGCCATATCAGCTTTCTGTCCATTCATCAACTTTGCCACTTGGTCGCTATCCGTACTATCCCCACAAAGCAAACGATGCTCACCAATCTCGAAAAGGTCACCAAGCGCGATGTCGGTTTGTATTTCGTCAGGAACTTCGTAATCGTCCTCAATGGCTTCAAGTGCTTGCTCTGTTTCGAAGCTTGGAATATCCAAGCCCCACGCATCGAGCTGCTCGGTATCCCAATCATTCTGAAGCATAGCCCAATCCCATTCGCCGCCGCTTACATTGTCTTTAATTAAGAACTCGCGCTGCTGCTCTTCAGTTAGATTGTCTGCAATGATTATGGGTATTTCCTTTAATCCGGCTTCCTTGCATGCCTTGAGTCGCATATTGCCACCAAGCACAACCATGTCTGCATTGACTACGATAGGACGAATTGAAAGCATCTCAGGCAAGTCTTTAATCGACTGCACCAATTTAGCAAACTTCTCATCCTTAATTAATCGAGGATTGTTCGGGTTGAGTTTAACTTCTGATATCTTAACTGCTTTTGTTTTCATCGCCTCCGTGCTTTGCGGTACTTCTCAGCCTCAGCGTATGCAATCGCAGCCGCTTGCTCTTGTGAATATCCTTCGCTAATTAGCTTGCGGATGTTCATGCTGATTATCTCTTGACTGTCTCCTTGGAATAGTGGCATGTTATGCGTGGCTTAGTTCGGTAAATATACGGCCTTCGTGCTGTGCGTTTAGGCTGTGCCCATTGGTAACGATTTGATTGTATTGCCGTGGGTAGATAACGAGGTTGTGTAGCTTGCCCGATGCGAATACTTTGCATGTGTAAGCGTTGTTCTTATCGCGGTCTTCGGTTGGCAATATAACGCCGAATTTATACTCGGGTTCATCGGTTGGCAGAATCAGCTTGTTAACCTCTGCAAAGCCTTTCAAATCCTTTTCGGTGAATGCCACGGCTATATCGTACTCCAATCCGGGATGCGTAAGGTAGCCGAAATAATGCGGCTTGCCGTTCACCTCTGAATCTATCAATACTCCGGCTCTTAGTCTGCTTGTCATAGGTTGTATGTATCAATGCGTTTCTTTACCATATCAATGAATCGCTCCATCATTGCCGCGTAGAAGCTGTTGAAGTCCTTATGCCCTTCGGGTGCGTGTTCGAAGAGAACGTAAAGCGTTGATCGTAACCGCTGGCTCGGTGTCTTACTTCCAAGCTCAGCGGCATCGAGCTTCAGGTTGTTGAGTAGCTGTTCATCGTTGTAGTTGAACTGCTCGCCTTTGAATGCCATCACACCCACGCCACCCATCCACTGGTTGAATAGTGCGCTCGTTTGCTCGGGTGAAAGCTCCTGCGTTCCGATAGTTACCTTTATCGTCTTATCGCGGCGGGTTGCTACCGATTCAATGGCACATGGTATGGTTAAGAGCTTAGCATCCATATTCAGGAATATTTTGCTTAGGTTCGTTCTTAGGGTTTTTCTTTAAGCCATCCATGTAATCGTACACCATACGGCGAATCGTTGACTTATGCGACTCAGGCACGCGGAAGGTAATGTTAACCGTTGGTTCGCCATATAGCGGCTTCGCTCCAGCGCCCTCGCGGTAGCCCCCTCGCCCTGTCTTTATGTTTTCACTTTCCATTGAATTAAGCATTACATGCCTGCAAAGATAAGTATTTATTTGATTGCGTGATGCATTTCGATGCCGTTTTTTTTTAAAAGCATCAGCCATCCATAGCAGCGTTTGAGGTATACCTTGCGCACGAATGAGCCATTAGGTGCGTGTTTCAAGTGCGCTGCGTAGCTTCGATGCGTTCGCGTTGTGCTGTGGTATGTTACGCATCCATCGGTTATCATTGCCTCACTCGGCTGGTATTTATTCATGCGCTCGATTAGTTGCTCTTCGATTGTCATTAGAAAGGATTTATATCAAAACTTTCATTCGGCTGCATTGCCTTCGGCTCAACATCAACCGGAAGGAAGGTGCTGCCACCACTCGAGCCGGTATCGTGAAAGCTCGTTAGGGTGCTGTTATGCTTGAATCGAACCTCACCGGTTGAACCTTGCCGATGCTTCTCGAATAGATAAAATACATCGGAACTATAAGGGTTGCCAGCTTCATCGTTCAATCCGTAATATTCAGGTCGATATACGAACATAACGGTATCGGCATCCTGTTCGATGCTGCCCGATTCGCGAAGGTCTGAGAGTATCGGTCGCTTATCGGCACGTTGCTCGACTTGTCTGCTTAACTGGGCAAGTGCGATAATCGGTATATTAAGCTCCTTCTGCGCGGCTTTCAACGTTCGGCTTATCTCTGCAACCTCAGCCTCGCGATTACCGCCTCTGAAGCCCTCTATCGTCATCAACTGAAGATAGTCAATGATTGCCCATTTGCAATTATTCTTACGCGACTCGCGCCGCATTATGCGTATTGCCTCATGCACACCGCATCGCGGCTTATCGTAGATTGTGATGGGTAACTTCTCAACTAATCCGATCGTGGTTTCGAATGCGTGTAGTTCGGGCTGCGATAGGTTCCCATCGCGTAGGCGTGCGCTATTAATCGCATGGTTCGCATGTTGAAGTATGAGCCGCTGGCAGAGCTGGCTTTGATTCATCTCGAGGTTGAAGTATATGCCCGGCTCATTGAACTGGCAGGCGTGGTACAATGCGAGGGCAGTCTTACCCATCGATGGCCTGCCTGCTAAGATTATAAGTTCGGGATGAAAGCCTCCAGTGAATCGATTAAGTGCTGCGATGCCGGTATTGAGCCCGCTTGTCTTACCGCTTTGATGCAATGCGGCGCGGCGGTAGTATGCTTGTCGCTCTTCGTGGGTGAGCTGAAGGGTAGTGATTATGTTATCGGTAGGGCTGCCATTCTCGATCAGGGTGTTGAGGCGCTTAATGATGTTTACGGCTGTTTCACCGCCGCTCTTTAGCTTACCTAATCCGAGTGCCTCTTCGGTTAGTATGTGGTTTATATTGCGTTTGATGTGTTCATCTTTGAGAATGCTGATGTACTCATTGATCGGCTCTGAGTAACTCAACTCATTGCCCCACTGGGTTACGCTGGCAATCTCATTAGCCGTGAGTGTTTTTTCAGTCAATGCGTATTTACCGAAGGTAACGAATGTCGGCTGCTTGCCGTCCTTCATTATGGCATTAATGACCTTAAAGGCTTTGAGTGCTGTATCGTCTGAGAAGTGTTCATCAATAAGCTGCGGCGCTATTTCCTTATAGTTATCATCGCCGTTAAGGCAAAGAAACATGAGGGCTTGTTCGATTTTAGGGATTGAGGTCATGCGGTAAAGTTGGGGCGGTTAGCCGCCCCTTGTTTCTTTTTTTAGGAATTTCTAAAATCTTTAAAATCTTTAGAAAGCTGATTTGTTTTAATCCATTTTGGTGATGAGTTGCTACCTTTTATTTGGCATAGGCTTTTGTTATCTTTTGTTTCTAAAACAATGTAAACTATACCTTGCCAGTAGTAAGAATTAACTCTATAAAATTCGTTTGTTTCTAATTTAGTTGTCATTGTGTAAGTGTTTGAATGTTTAACTCTGCAAATGTATAAACTTATTTTGAATCTGCAACACTTTATCGAAAATAAATTAAAATATTTTATTCCATCTTAACGCCCATCGAGGCGCGTGTCTTTGTTGGTGCTGCGTTCGCTGGTTGTTTATCCTTATCGCGTTTATTCCAAGTAACCAACCTGCGACCAGTATCCCAAGCATCTTGAGAGGTTAAGCGTATCCTACCATTCGCAAGCGGCTCAGTCCAATAGTTAAAGAAAGCATTTAGGAGTTCCTTAGGGTATCTATCCTTGTATGCAGTCATTGACTCAATCAAATCTTGCTCGCTCCACTTCTTAAAGTTAGCATTAGCATTTACATTAACACTATCACTTACACTATCACTTACACTATCACTATCAGGTTTTTTGGGTTTTGAAATAACCCGCTGGGTTTTTTGGGTTTCATTTTTACCTAATTGGTTTTTAGTTGGTCTGCCTCCTTTAGCGCCGTTTTCACGCGACCTTTCGGCTCGTTGCTCATACTTTACTCCATCCCTATCTAAGCTCGATTTAATGAAACCAAATGCAATAAATAAAGGGTTATTTGTTTCAGGTTTCTTGCCGCTGGTTTGATATTCAAATATCATTCGCATTAATTTACCGAGCTGTTCATCGGTTAAATGCTGAAGCGTGTCGTAAATATCGCTGTATAGTATAAATGATTTTCTCATAAAAAAAATGCCCTTTGATGGCTGCGGTCAGAGCGGCTCGGTTGTTACACTTCGCCTCGCAGCCCCCAAAGGGCTTCAAATGTTTTACACTCATTCAGGCTCTGACCTCTGAATGCTCAAATATACACAATTTATCTCAAATACTCTTCAATTATTTCAATGCACTCCATTAACCCAACGCCGAACACGGCCTTATAGCCTACCATGTTGAGGTGGTTCAGCATTGCGTGTTGCTCTTCGAGGTGCTGATCGGCGTAGAGCGTGCCATCCTTGCGCTGCGTTCGTTCGCCCTCCTTTTTGATTTCGATGTATAGCCCAGCGTAACCGTTCGATGGCTGGCAGATGAATAAGTCAGGATAGCCGCGATGGGGGTTCAATCCCTTGTGCGATTTAGCTTGCCCGATGCTCATCTTCACGCCAGCGCTGAAGTCGAAGCGCCATAGTACTTTAGGGTGCTTTAGCTTCATAAACTTCGCG